AACCCGCTAGTATGGCTTATACAGAATTATATAGTGGTTTATTAGTCGGACAGAAGGATGGAAGTATCGCTGGATATGAAGGATATTTTGATACCGATTTAGCTTGGGACTCTGGAGTATCTTATACTAATGCTGCTTTTACAAGCGATATAGCCTCTATATGGATTGCTTTAGGACAGAGTATGTCTTCAGCATTACTAAAGAGATTGATATTAGTATTAGAAGGTGGTTCTGGTGCGGTACTCTATTTAAAATGGTATAAAGATTTTGGTGTGACACCATCGAGTATAACATCTATTGATTTAAGACCTGCGACTACAGGTTCGACATCATTATATGGTGCATCTACATCTCGGTATGGAACGACAGTAGTTGCACATACACACGATGCAACATTACATCCATCTAATTCTTTATATTCACCAATATATGGACTACAGGAGTATAAGACTCCACTGACAGGAAGTGCCAAGCACTTGAAAATTAGTATGGCTATAGCATCGAATGGTTATGATGCCTCGATTCAAGATTTATCATTATTACATAAGGAAGGGAAAATACGATGAGCGATTATACTTTAGCAGTAAGTTGGTCTGGCAAGGATGGACTCTCAGATAGCGATGCTGGGAAAGTAATCTCTGGTGCAGATTTCAATTCAGAATTTACGACAATTAGAACAGCAGTTAATTCAAAGGCAGATTTAGCTTCACCTGCTCTGACAGGTACACCAACAGCACCGACAGCAGCAACAAGTACAGATACGACACAAGTAGCAACGACAGCTTTTGTTCAAACGGAGCTAGGAACTATTACCGCAGCAGTTGTAAATGCTTTGGTTTATCCAGTAGGTTCACTATATTTTAATATGGCAGTTTCTACAAATCCAAATACCTTACTAGGTATGGGAACTTGGGTAGCTTATGCAACAGGTCAAGCATTAGTAGGTATTGAGGGTAGTGGTACATTTGATGCACTCGATGAAAGTCTTGGTGCTGAAACTGCTAGTGCTTCAACTACAGGAAGCCATACACTAACAACTTCTGAGATACCCTCACATAGTCACACACTCCCACAGTACAATGCGGGTGGAGGACCGGGCAATGGTTTTCAAACAGCAGGTAATTATACTGGTACTACAACAACCAATGCAGCAGGTAGTGGTGGTGGACACACTCATACAACCCCAGCAGTTTCAACATTACAACCAAGTGTAACAGTTTACATTTGGAAACGCACAGCATAATAATTAGGAGATAGAGAAATGTCAGTATATCAATCATCAAGAGCATACCAAGCACCAAGTCAGTATAGTTCCGGTGCTGCGGGTCAGTCTAGTTCTGGCGGTAGAACAAGAGCGAGTGAGAATATGCCCGGAGGTGCTGGTAGCGGTTTAGATATCGGTGGATTATTAAGCTCTGCTCTGGCTGGAATGTCTAGAGGTAAAATAAACGATATCTATAGAGAGGGAAGAGATTGGCAAGTAGAACAGAATAAAATAGCATACGAGAGGTCTCTACCTTGGAGTAGCTATGGTCCTGCGGGTAACGTAGAGTTCGACCCAGAGACTAAAAAGATTTTACAGACCTTATCCCCTGAGTTTCAAGCTCAGTTGCAAGGATTCTTAGGTGCTGGTGCAAAAGCAAATGAAGAGCTACAGAGAATACAAGGTACTCCATATGCTATGGAACAAGAGCAGATGAGAAGGTTTGATGCTTTTAATGCTGATAGAGACAGAAGGAATCAACAACAAGCAGATGAGTTAGCTTTCTCACAAGGTTTAGGAGGAACTCAAGAATATTATAGAAACTTATCTTTGGGTGAAACAGTAAATAAGCGTAGATTGCAAGAACAGCTGGAATCTATGGGTACTGGTATGAATTATAGGAATATGCTAAGAGCTGAAGATATTGGATATGGTGAGGCGAGTAGAGCTCACGGAGGTATGTTAAGACCTGATGCAGAATTAGGTAGTCTGGTAGGCTCACGCTTACACACAGCTAAAAATATGCGAGGAATAAGAGAGAGTGGACAAGATTATACTGATGTAAGAGCAGGCTTCTATTCAGGTATGTTAGCTGACGCATCTCAATATGGAGGAAGTTCTGCTACTTCTGGTGGTGGTTATGGCGATTTCTTATCATCAATTATGAATGTTTAAAGTAAATAAAGGATAATATTATGGCAGAGTCTATGTTTGGGGAAGGAGCAAATATTTTTGATGTAGCGTCAAGTGAGAACACTAATATAAGAGACCGTGCTCTTGATGTAGCCCAATTAGCAAGAGGAAGGGTAGGTGTATATGCAAATACTTTAGCGGGTGGTATGGTAACATCAGGTCTAGCTCGTATGGCTGGATTGAAAACTCCAGAAGAAGAGAAGACTGAGGTAATTAACGATATTATGCAAGAGTCTATGGACCTAGACCGTAATAATCCTAAACATATTCAACTATTAGCTAAGAAATTCTTTGATGCCGGATTCCCTAATATCGCTCAGAAGTTTATGGAGAGAGCTAGGACTATAATGACTGAGGATAGAACTCACGGATTGGAGGTGAGAAAGACAGATATTTCTGCGGATGTAAATGTAATTGCTAGAGAGAATTTAGCTTTTGATAAAGAACAGCAAGTAGATTTACAGGCTTATAGAGAACAATCTCTTGATTTAGAAGGTGATAAATTAGATTTAGATAGAGATGAATGGAGTACTAGGGCAGATAGGCTTGTGTTGGAAAAACAACAACAAGAAGATTTACAGGTTTATAGAGAGGCTGACCTTAGTATACGAGAGGACCAAGGAGATTTAGCCAGAGACAAATGGAGTACCGCAGCAGACAGACTCGCTTGGGAGATAGCACAAGCAGAAGAAGCAGCAGCACAAGGCAACTTAATTGAAGTTTCTATACCCGGTAATAATAACGGAGCTAAGGCTTGGGCTACTGTAACGTATGATGAAAACAATAATCCTGTAATTAAATATATATCGAAAGCTAGTGTAACTTCTAATCTATCACCACAGAAAGATTCATCGGCTGACATAAGTACTTATGTGGATGGTGGACAACAACCGATAGTCGAAGAAGATATTTCATCTCAATTAACAATGTCTGGACCATTTACTCAAGAAGAGTCGGCAGCGAAGTCTAAAATAGAAGCGGAAAAATATTGGAGTGGTGATTCTTCTGTTAATACGGATACATTAGAATCACTAGCCACCTCAGATTATCTAGTGAGTGATGCTGGTAACTATCCAGAAGAACCAACTGGAAGGACTAAACAATTAATTGATGCTGAAGATAGAGAGAGAATTGCTGCGAGTATAGAAGCAAGCTACACAGGTGATAGTGAAAGTACCGATGGAATAAAAGCTATAAGAAAGCTAATAAGAGAAGCTGTTCCCAGTGATGAGCTCGGTAAGTGGGAAGGCAGTCTTACTGATAGTACTGTCTATCGTGACTTAGGTAGAAATTTAGCGACTCTTACTTCAGGCGAGCGTGCAGATTTAAGACTTGATAGGGCAGAAGAATCAGCAATAGCTGCTGCAATACAGTCAAGACAAGATGATGATTATCAGCAAGTCATTAGTGGTAATGATGGTAAAGATATAGCTGCTGGATTCATCTTAAAAACTGGTACAGGTACACTTGGTGATACTGAAGCTAATGCTCTCGCAGGTCATATAGGAGCAGATATAAATGCTTATGATATGGCATTAGCTGGGGATAGACAGCTAGATTCAGAAAATATCGCACAAGGAGTAACTCCTCAACAAGCTTATTTAGGTGGTTATTATGAGAAAGCTCTAGCATATCCGGGAGTATATACAAAAGATACTAAGCCGGGAGTACTAGGTTGGGGACGGGGAGATACTATATATGACTCTCTTAGATTTAAAACAGTTCTTAATAAAACATTAGCTAGGGGAACATCAAAAGTATATCCCGGTGAACTAGAAAGTTTTGTGAGAGCTGGATTGATTATTCCTAATGTAACTGTAATAGTAGCTCCATCAACCAAGCAAAATCCTGATGGAATTATTGGAACTCTCACAGAAAAAGATTTAAGTGAGCTGATAGCTACATATAATAAAAACGAACAATAAATAATATGGCTGAAAAATTACCATCATTAAGCTTAGCTGACTTAGATTTAGGTGGAACTCAAAGTTCTCTGAACTTAACACCTTTAAGTGAGGGTGGAGAACTTAGAGCTATTGATAAACACTCTAGTATATTAGGTGGCTGGCTGGCTGGTCTTGATAATTCTTTTTCTTTTAATCTAGCTAGAGAAGGTAGGGCACTGCTTGGTTCCGAAACTCTGATGAACAACGATTGGTTCTTTGGTAAATTTCATTATGGTGATAAACCTTGGACTGAAGAAGTAGAGAAAGGATTCGGGCGGGTTAGCGTACAAGAACAGATGGGTGTCTCCCCTGAAGAATGGGACTTGATGCCACATAATGAAAGAGTAAAACAGCTTAATGATGTATCTCAGCAGCAGATTCAGGATAAATACAATCCTGATGTAGACACTGCTGCATATCAAGTATCCAAATTCTTAGGATATATAACAGACCCCACTACATTACTCGCTATTAGAACTCCAGCACAATTTGCTGCTGTCGGTTCAGCTGATATGTCTCTATGGGAACACTCTACTACTGGTGAACTCTCACCTGAAACTCCTGTAATTGGAGCTGTCGGTGGATATGCTATAGGAAAAAGTATACAATTTGGTAAGAAGGTTTATGCTAATAAGCAATCTAATAAAGTCGTTCAAGCTTTCAATGATGAAATGAATATTATCGCTGCGGGTTCAGATGGTACATTAAATTCTGCTCATATATTTGCGTTAGCTAAGAAAAACTTAGGTCTCAGTGATGACGTAATAGATAATGCCTTTGCAAGAGTATCTAAGAAAGAAGGGGAGTCTCTGGCTCTTGGTAAAGGTGGTATCACAGTTCCTACTAAACAGACAGCGATAGAGAATATAATAAAGCAATCAACTGACGAAGTTGTGATGCCCGGTAGTAAGCGTTGGTTAGGTAGGTCTTTAGATTACTTAATAGAACCGGTATCAGAAGGAATAAAAAGAATATCACCGCGTATTTTCGGTAAGCTGAAACAAATATCAAGGTCACACTTTGAGGATACTCATAAGTACGCTATGATGGTAGACCCATTCTTGAGAAGCACATTTAAAAGTAAAGTATTTAGTACAGCAGAGAAGAAGAAACTACAACTGATGATGGTTAATGCTAAGTCAGGGAAGGACGAATCGAACATAATTAAATATTTGTATGGTAAGGGTGGTGATTCTCTAGTCAAAGATTGGAAGTTATATCGTCAGGCTATGAAGGATATACACGCACAGCGTGTTGATGTTGGTAATACTAAACTAAAAAATATACTCGGTTACTCTCCTCGTAAGATTACAGATTTCACAGCGTGGTATAAAGGAGCTAGACAAGAAGAACTCTCAGGAATAAATAAGATATTAAAGAATCAATATAATACTAAACCGGAAGAAGCCACTGAAGAAATACTAAAGAAAGCAATATCTAGATATCTAGCAGGTAAGGGTGGGGACAAGAATATACAACTAGCAGGTTCAGCTAAAGCTAGGACGAGAGAGACTGTATCTGAAGCTCAACTTCCGGCTTATCAAGACCAGTGGAATGCTACTCATAAATATATCAAAGAATCTATGGAAGAGGTACAGAGATATAAACTCTTTGGTACTAAGAATATTGATGTAGATGGTGATATAGATAAGACTATAGCTAATTATGTAGCCCAAGAACTTAAAGCCGGTAGGTTAAAGGGACCTCAGATTGATGAATTAAAAAGTCTACTGACCGCTAGATTTATAGATGGTCCTAAACAGATGGATAAATATCTTGCTATTACTAAAGATGTGGGATATATGACTCTGTTAGGTCATCCTACTAATGCTATAAGACAGTTAGGTGACTTAGCCTTCTCTGCTTATGAGAATGGTACAGTAAATACTACTAAAGGTCTCTGGTCTACTTTAAATAAAGGTAGATATATGAGTCCTAAAGAGATGGGTCTTCTGGATAATGTTGCAGAAGAGTTCGCCTCTGATACTGTAGCTAAACGAGGAACTGATTTCGCTTTTAAATATTCAGGATTCCGTGCGGTGGATGCTATGGGTAAGGGAACTCTAGCTAACTCTACACTCCATAAGTTTGCTAAGGATAGTATGTCACCTAAAGGTAGGGCATTCTTTATGAAGAAGTTCGGAGCTTACTTAGGTCCTGAAGATGCTGCTAAAGCTCTAGATGAGTTTAAAGCATTTAAAATGGGTAAGATAGAGAAACCTACACAACTGATGAAAGACGTAGCTTTCATAAAATTAGCTAGGATACAGCCTGTCGATTTACTAGAGATGCCTAAAGGTTATCTTAATAATCCTAATGGTCGTATGTTATATATGCTTAAATCATTTGCCATTAAACATATGAATGTAATCAGACAGGATATATTTAAAGAGATGAAGAAAGGAAATCTGAAGCAAGCTATGAAAAATACTGCATTTCTAGGTTCATACTTTACAGGTATTAATATGGGTGCTGATAAACTGATTGATTTAGCATACGGAAGAGATAAGACATTAGAAGAAACTTTCCACACTAACTTATATAGAGCTACAGGTTTCCTAAGTAAGTATGATGTAGACCAGATGGGTCGTGATGGTGATATATATAGTTGGGCTGTAGCGATGCCTGCTCCTCCTTTAGACCCTATGGCAGAAGGTATATGGGAAGCTATGCAGATTAGCGGAAATATAGCAAGAGGAAAGAAGTGGGATGCTAACCTAAAGCACGCAGGCGGAGACATCTATCCGAACATACCAATCTTAGGAAGACTTATGAAAGCTTGGCTAGTTAAGGAATAATATTATGACAGTACCTATAGGAATGTTAACAAATGTAGCTAAGAAAGCTGCTTGGATGGGCAGTGAGACACTCAAGGATGTCAGAAAGGCAGCTAGTGATTTTTCAATCAGTGGCTTTGTGGATTCATTACCATTCTCAGGAGCTTCGAGAAAAATATCTCAAGAGAGCAAGAGGATAGAGCACCAAGAGAAGAACTGGGATATTTTAGTTGGTGATAAAATAAAATCAGTTACTAATAAAGAATATTTTTCCATACCTAGAGCAGAGAGGAAGGCTAATACCAGAGATTTATTAATAAAACGAGGGGTAGACCCTGATAGTCTTAAAGCAAAACTTATGATTGCTGATGAACCTTTCAAAACTGGTACACACGGAGCTGGATTTGACCCAATAACAAGTGCTATAGAATTTGGAGGAGTTATACCTGCTACACTTGGTGTTATATATGGTGGTATGTGGGGTGCTGAAAAGATGACCGACAAGGCATATAAAAATAAAGCTGAGACAGAAAAAAAATTAGAACTGCTAGAAAAGAATGCAGGTGACACGATAGATGCTCTAATAAAAGCTAACTTTAAAGAGTCAGATATCCCTGCCATTATGGGAAATATATCTGTAGAAACTGGAGGTACTTTCGACCACCTTCAGAAAGAGAAGGGTGGAAAGGGACAC